GGGGAGAGAAGTGGGAACGGAAGCAGCACGGATGCGTGTGCCTCGCGTGCGCGTGTGTGTGCCCGCGCGTTACATGTTTGCCCGCTCATTAGATCAGACATCTAGTGAGATCCCTTACGCTGCAGTGGGTTTGGCGCAGCAAGGGGTGGCCCGGCCGGCCCGATTCTCAATAGGGGGGGCCTGATTCTCAATAAGGAGGGGGGTAGCGGGGGGAAGGCTGCTGCGCGCGCTAGTAGCTACCCCTTCACAAAATTATGCCAAAATACTCCGGGTAGGAAGTTCCCCACCGAGGACACCCGTCAGGGTGGCGGAGGTGGGGTGGCTTTTCATTTTTTCAGAACTTCCAAATATCATCCACCTCGGGGTGAATGCTCGGAAGATCCGTGAAAGGGTCGTAGTCGCGTCCCTCGAGGGCGCAATTGATGCTCTTGACCAGATAGGGGTTCTTGGCCTTACGAGCCGCTCTGAGGGCTGCTAGGAGCCTCTCACGATGCTCAGGGGTTGGGAGAGTCAAAACAGGCGGAGTAAATGTTCGGCAGTTGCTCACGGAGGATGTCAGCACAAGCCAGGGCGATGTCCCGATGCTCCTTTTGCGTACCGTTGGCACGTCGGAGGTCGATGTAGTGGATCCAAGAGCGGATAGTCCCGCTCATGTAGAGCCTAGAAGGCGTTCCTAGGGGGAGAATCTCCCTAGCACACTCCTTAGCCACACCGTCCTCCAGAAGCCGCTTGTAGAGGCTCTCAGAGGCAGCATAGAGATCAGCTATCTCCTCCTGGTAGGAGAACACCAAGTCGCTATCCAGATCAGGGATGCTGTTCTGGCGGTTCTTAGTGTCCTGTCTACGAAGATCAGGAGTAGTAGCAAAGTCCATCAGAGATACATCAGCATAGCGCTGACTAAACTCCTGGAAGGAGAAGGATCTATGACGGAGTATTTGAGCAGCAATAGCTCTAGTAGTATCAATCTCTAACACCATATGAGCCATCTCAAATGGACTCCAGTGTTTATGTTTGATGAGGTATTTGATTAGTCTCTCACTCTCAGTATTAGACTGATTAGAGGGATTAGATACCCTAGCACAGTAAGCTATAAGCTCCTCTGCTTTTGGTGTTATAGAGACTAACTTAACAGACATAGGGTTAGGTGGGATCGGTGATTGGTGTGGTGGTGATCACACTCTCCCAGACCTGTGGGTCGACTGGTGTCTCCCCTACGGTATGCAACTGGGTGTGTGTTTGTGTTTACAGGGATCTGTGTTCTATTTAGGGCCAGTTGGCAACCCTAGGATTCTCACCTACACAGTCTTGATTTAGCAGTTATGTGGTAAGGAAGAAAGAGCCCCTGATTGAAACGAGAGGCTCTATCACCGCAAATCCACACAAGAGAGCACCACTTCTCTTGCTTACGGGTGCCCAATAGAACTTACCACTCCCAAACCCCAGTATCCACGCGGGATGTCAGGGATTTGAAGGACTGTCCTAAGACCAGTGCATCTGTAGCTAGGTGTGGTGTCTGATCAAAGGCCGTCATCATGGCCTTCCACTCTTCGTGTTTCCTTAGTGCCTGTTGTTTGAAGGCAGACTGTGCCACAGCATCCACGTAATACTGGACACCTTGCGACAACGCGTCGACTCGGTCATCGTGCTTGACAGCGCCCTTCTCACGGCACATCCTGGACATCTGGTATCCCAGCATATACTCGAGCCGCTTCTCAGGAGCAGCATCAGGATTAGAAGAATAATCATACTCCCAGACCTTAGGGTCAATAATCAGCTTGTGTTGGTTCATCACCGGCTCGAGAGTCTCGATGATACGCTCTTCCTTACGGGCACTAGCACGGACTTCTTCAGTGTCCATACCACCACCCATCTGTGAGATGTGTCGCTTGAAGAGCTCAGTGATCATACCGTCACCAAAGTTACTCTCGACCAGCAGCTTGCTGGCCTTGTAGCGTTTACCGAGGCGGACGATGTCCGACAGGGTCTCATCGCTATAGCCGTCACGGAAGGCCTTCATATCGCGTACAAAGATGTATCCGTTGGCTTGGGACAGGACCACAGCCACAGTTTCGTCTGTACCGCGTCCAGAAGGGTCTACAGAGACGATTGTCTCGCTGTAGGGTACAATCCCCTCATCGATGTACATCGGCCCGTAGAAGCGATCTCCGGGCAGTCCTACGGGGTTCAGCTCTTTCCGCATGTAGCGGGGGTCAGCAGACCAGGCGTAGGCCTCAGCACACTCAGCACCCAGGGGCGTCACGATCAGGTCTTGGAACTTGAGCGGGAACTTTTCAGCATCAGACAGGCTGGTATCCAGCATGAACTGCAGCATGAAGTTAGACCGGCCCATAGCCGACTCGCGTTCCATGAGGTTCAGCTCATTGAATCGCGTATCAGTAGGCTTCCAAGTTAACTCAGGGTCCTTTTCCAGATCGGCCACCAGCTGCGGCGCTAGGAGGCCTTCGTACTTGCTTAGGTCACGAGGGTACCTAGCAGGCCAAACAAAGGGCCTGTAGGACCTCTCAGCGAGCTTACGGTAGATGGTAAAGGTTGACTGAGGAGTACCCAGGAACATAATCCGGGCATCATCATCAGGCACCAGGATAGATTCAGATTCAGACACCAGCTGCAGCAGCTTCTCACGCTGCATATCAGTGGCGCTGTTTGCCGGAACCTCGACGTCATCAAAGACCATCAAGTGGGCACGTGAACCGGTCATCTGTCCGGTAATACCCACAGACTTTACACTGGGAGCCTGGTGGGGTTTCGCGGGGCCGACATCGAAGCTGATGCGGGACCATCTTTGATCGGAGTCTCTTGGCCTCAGGTGACTTAGCCATTCAATATCTAGGATTAGTTTTTGACAGAAGATTGAGAAGTTATCTGCACGTTCTTTCGACGCAGAGATAACCATGATCTTTCGATCGGGATCTACGAACAACACCCACAAGACGAAGGCGGCCGTAATCCATGATTTACCGACCCCTCGGAATGCAGAGATCTGCAGACGTTTGGGGCCGTGCTGTAGGTAGTCAGCGATAGCTAGTTGCGCCCGTGTGGGCTTTGGGAGATCGAGTTCTCTCCACACCAAAGAGAGGAAGAACTTAAAGTCCCCCCTCATCTTGGCCTCTAGTTTTTCAAGAGACATTACGGTTTACTTTTTCTTCTTCTTGGGAAAACCCGCTTTCATGTTTGCGTAGGCTTTCTTAGAAATGGTTGACTTTTTCTTTGAGCGAGAAGTACCAGCCTTCTTACGCTTATTGATATTGCGATAGAGGCTCATCAGTTATGGGGAATAGCCACCCCAGTGGCGCCAACGACGGCAGTCACAGTGGAGTGGGTGTATGTATTACCCGCAGCAATGCGGGCGGCCAGGCTCACAACTACCTGGGCAGACCGGGGAGTATGAGTTGTAGGCATCAGGCGAGGGTGCGGACGATGAATGCAGCGCGGCCGGCACCTTCAGACACAGACACGACGTCACCAAGGCGATAGCCGGAGCCAGCGCTGGTGATGGTGAGAGCAGTGATGTTGCCGTCGGCGTCAGTGTCAGCAGTACCGGTAGCGGCACCAGCAATGGTCACAGACAGTCCGGTCTGAGAAGCAGTGAAGGAAGCGACAGAAGTGGTCAGGTCGCTGAAGGAGCCAACGCCGGAAGCCTGAGCAGTCAGGTTCTGGGTAGCACCACCAATGGCCGTGTCGGTCACGACGCGGTTACGAGCCTCACAGGCCTCCACGATGTCGAGGATGGCGTTAACGGTAGTAGCAGTAGTAGGGCCGTCAGCAGCGCCTTCGGTGGATTCGTTCAGAGCCTTGATAGCAGCCACAGCGGTGGCATCGAGCACACGCTCACCAGCACCACGGCTCAGCAGGGAATAGAGTTTCCGAGGCTGGCTGGAGGCAGAAGCGTTAGAAGTAGTAGCAGACATTATTTAGTAGGAATAGCTAAAGAGTTTTGTTTGGTCGGAATAGCCAGGCGCTGCTCAGTGCGGATCTTGCTAAGAAGATGCAGTTGCAGAACACGCTGAAAGTCTTCACGGGGGATCGCTAGATCCGCCTTATGTAGATCCCGGCCTGTATGAGCACCGGAATGGTTTTTCACGAAATACTGGAGCATGTGGTCAGCCTCACGGCCAGTACCACCAGCAGCGATAGCTTTACGCCGCTGACATTCATACGCCTTAGCTGCGTACTCTTCCGCACTCTCAAATCCATCGGACTCGATACCCGAGGCCAGCAGGTACTGAGACATTGCCTCGCTAGCCTGCAAGCTAGACATGGATTGTTGAGACTGCATGAGCAGCATCATTGGTAGTAGGTCCATATCAGGAATCGATTAGGTCTTGGATAGATTCAATAACCACCGGATCACCAAACATCTGAAGTGCTTGGCTCATCCGATAGTCATAGTCGCGGGTATTGGGGTCAATGATCGGAGCAGATCCCGTTACCTTGTTGTAGGTTTGGATATACAGAAGGGCTACAGGATCGAGATCAGCGACGTTATATGTAACGCCGTTAAAGACGATTGTTTCCATTACAGCAATCCAGGGATAAGCCCGGTGTTTCGTTTAATCTCGTCGATGTCAGACTGGCTAACGCCAGAGCCGCCACCACCAGAAGTTGATACAACCTGCTGGGTCAGAGATGAAGTACGCATACCCACCACCACCTGGAAGTCACCAATGGTGGAGGTAAACAGAGCAGCGTTATCAGGAATGGGGAAGAGGTTACCGGAGACGATGAGCTGGTGGTCTTGTTCCATCGGCCGGATTACCCAACCGTTTTGAAGGAAGAAGTAACCACCCACGAATACACCGCCACCCAGGGATTCACCACCCACGGAGCCACCAAAGGCCGGCTCAAAACGAAGGCGCTCGGGATCATCCTGACACCAGTCTTTCCACCGAGAGTAGAGACCGGCAGCCGAGAAAGAGTACGTCCCCAGAGCGCAGCTAATGATTTTGTTCGGGCCATCAAATGTAAAAGGCCCCTGAGTATTAGACATACGTTACACGGGGTTGTTGTACTGTCGATCGAGCACCTGAGTAATGGGCAGGGTCAAATCAGCAGTCGTGTTTAGATTGAGAATCTGCTGGTTGAGGTAACCGAGGGCGTGGATAACAATGTCCACAGCAGGGATCGTTAGAGCAAAGGATTCAGACGTGCCAGAAAGCTCGACGCCGCCCACCTCAGCACCAGTGCTGGAGTTGTAAACACGAACCTCAGTGTTTGGCTTGAGGCCGGTCAGGGTAAGGGTGGCGGTAGAACGAACACCGTTGACGTCAGAAACCGTACCGGCAATAGCCGCACCATTAACCTCAGTAATCGTGCCAGTACCAGTGGAGATGTTTCCGCTGAATGTATTGGCCTTGATCGTGATGGTGGTACCACTGACGGAGATAGCTTGTGCAGCAGTGGCATCAACCACCAGGCTGTTGTTACCCAGGTCGATAGTGTCGCCAGACCGCGTGCAAAGTAGATCGCCCTCACCGGCCCAGTTATCGTAGAGATAAGCCTTAGCACCGTCGTAGAGCTTCTCAGGGCTTTCCAACGTGGTGTAAGCATCCACCGTCGCCTTGGTGGTCTCAGTCACCGTCAGGTCGTTAATCATCGTGAACGTAGGTGACAGCACACCCGTACCGGCTGTGTTGATTCGACCCTCGTTCAGCAGGTAGTTGTAACCAAACTGACGTGTAGTTTGCTCGTTAGCACCGCCGATGGTCTTGACGTTGAACGTCATGTTCACGGACTTGCTGGCCTTGTAGCCAACAACCAAACCGGTAACGATCTGTGGGGTTACACCCGAAGCGTTAGTAGTTTCGATCTGGTTACGAGCCGTCGCATAGTGCGTGATATCTGTAGCACTAAAGTTGCCCAGGAAGGCGCTAGTGGCTTCGTTGCCATCGCTCTCTTCTTTTACCAAGACCTTTACGTCTTGCAGGAGAGTACCCGCAGTATTTACAACTGTAGGCTGCACTTGCTTCTGTGCGATCACGATACCTCGCGCAGCATTATCGCCTGACGTGGTATCTGACAACTCGTCCTTTAGGTCTACGCCGCCGCCGTAGTTCGTCCATGTGTTGACACGGTTTTGCCATGCACGACCGGAGAACTGGTTACCGTTTGCCAGCGAGCTCACGTTGTCGATCAGCGCGTGGGGCTTGTTTGTTGCAGCACTACCAAGAAGGTCACCTGCGATCGCACTAGCGAAATTGGTGTTACCTTGAATCTCAATGTTAGTAAAGGCAGTAGTAGTATCAGATGCCAGAGCAAAGCCAAAGAAATGGCCGTCGTTACCAAACACCTTGATACCGTCAACATCTACGTCCCCATTAACGAAACCGATACGGGGGCTGTAGTTCTTGGTACCCGTGTTGTTAGTTGACCACGGGCGGAAGATGCCACGGCGCACTTTGATGTTGCCACCGCTATCCGTAATAATCGAACGACCACTAGAGATCGTGCCACCCAGCCAGTTGAACTGGCCTTGGTTACGGATGCCGGCCTGGCTGCCATTAAACTGACGCAAGGAGCCGGACAAGTATGCGCGGATATACAGACCCTCGCCCACGCTGTAGTGGGTACCACCTTGGAAGGTAGTCTCTACACCGTAGTTGTAAGTACCACTACTAAGGATGTGAATAATAGGTCTGTTGTTAGCGCCACCCCCGATGGTCATGACTTCTTTAGACGGGTCATGAGTAAGAGTGCCGGCAATCTCCAGCTTGGCGTTACCTAGGTTGTAGATTTTCTTTGCAGGGTAAGTACCAAAACCCGAGTAGGTGGTTACGGTCACACCTGTGACGCCTGCCAGCCCTGAGAGGTCCGTGTCTGTTCCTGATTGAGTAATAACGTTATTACTAATGTTGAATGACATTGATAGACCTCCTTATGGGTTGGAGTAGTTACGCTCAAGCGGCGACACAAGCGAGACCACGTTGGAGGTAGAGCGAGCAATAGTTCCTGTAGCGGACACGTACTGACCAGTAGCCAGGCCAATAGCCACAACAGTGATGGGAGCGTCAGTACCAGCAGAAGCGGCACCACGCTGGACGTTGTTGTCGTAATCGAAGGTCAGGGTGACAGAAGATGCACCGCCGACAGTGTCAGACATGGCCTGAGGAGTATCATCTTCAACTGTGATCGCGTTAGCAGTACCAAAGTCACGCCCGGTGTTATCACCAGCGTCATCGTTGGTATAGAACACGCGATAGACAGCGCTGGTATCGTTGACCAGGTTGGCGTTGAAGTTGATAGTCAGAGACGCCGTAAAGGGGAAGGCAATATCGAAAGGCCCACCCAGGGGATCGTGCAGGATCCGGTTGGTATCAGTAGCGTTAAAGTTAGTTAGGAAGACACCTTCTTTTAGTTTCAGGGTGTCGCCCAGGAATGAGGCAAGCTCACTGGAAACGTTACCGATCTGAGTACCAGCACCAGCGTCGATGTCGCTACCGAGGCGCAGGCGGTACTGAAGGACTGAATAGATGTCCTCGAGGGATTGCCCCTGGCCATCAATCTCCACATCAAAGTTGTAGGAGACACCACCAATAGTCCGAGCAAATGGGCTAGCGGAGTAAGTAATGGTGATGGTTGCAGGCGTTCCGGTCTGTACCTGGGAGTCGTCAAGAGTGACTTTGAGGTCAGAGCTGGTGGACAGAGGAAAGCGATAAGCCTGGAAGGTCATGTCGCCGGTCACACCAATGTCAGCCAGGCTGGATTGTGCGAACTTGTCGCCCTGCTCACGAGCAAAGACGGTCAGAGTTGAACGGTCATCTGTACCACCGTTGGTAAAGATCTTGATGGCTTGATTAACAGGGCCAGTCAGTTGGAAGTCAGTAGCAGTACCAGCAGATTGTGCAAAGTACGGCTGGGTACCAGATTCAAGGGAGCCCAGGGAGATGATCCCGGCCCACATTTCTTGGGTAACACCGCTCGTGTCTACGACGGCCCAGCCGCCAGTACGGATCAAATACCGGGAAGCATCGTTAGCAAAGTCCCAGCCATCCTTAAGTTCAAAAGACTCGTCTGTAATAGGAGTGAATGGAAACGGGTGGCGAATCAGACTTGCCTCTTCTTTCCATTGCTCCTTAGTAAAGGAGTACAGGCATTTAAGAGTAACGCCGTCTGTTGAAAGGTTGCCGGTTTGAACCAGTGCAATAGTCTTGGCCGCCGTGTCAAAGACAACCTCTGTATCTTTAGTTAGGTCGTCGGGATCAACAATAAGAGCCATTAGCTTACAGTTATAGAGTTAAGTATTCCCGAGCTGTACCCAAAGGTCTTAGTGACAGTCTCGGTGTCTGTGGTGATGGTGAGAGTATTCAGGGTCCCGTCACCGTTGTAGGTGAGGTCCTTAACAACACCAGGACGAGACACCTGTGTGAGCTGTCCGTTGGTATAAGTAAGGGATGTATCACCACTGTCTGTGCGTACATCGTCGAGATCTAGCCCGAACTGATAGCTACTAACAGCAGAAGTGGTGACACGTTGCCACCCTGTTCCAGGTCCATACCATTCATAGGTACTTCCCAGGGTGTTGTATTGATCACCCAGAGCAGGGTTGGAAGGAAAAGACATTAAGCAACTCTCGTAGAGAGAAATTCTTCCACTGACATAGAGCCTTTAGCACGGTTACAGCATCGGCAGGCAGTAGTGCAGTTGGAAGCGGACCACCTATCACCACCCTTCGACCTTGGGTGGATGTGGTCAATAGTCAAATTGTGAGAAGAGCCGCAGTATGTGCAGGCATATCCGTCCCGAGCAAAGATGTTTTCTCTCCACATTCGTTTCGCATCAGAGGCGCGAAAGGTGAGGAGGTCATACATGAGGCTTCGGGGCGTGTCCATCGGTGGCTCATTTACTAGGGTTTATTTCTTGGTCGATTTACCGCCCGACCCGTTGCGTGCCCGGTTCTTCTTCGCGCTCTCGCGTACAAGTTTTCCAGACTTTGTGTGGCTGTAGTCTTTACCGCCTTTGCCGTAGTTACCGTCCTTACGGCGAGCTGCATTCAGCTCTGCCCGGTACTTCTTATTGGCGGAGGTTTTGTTGCGCTTACGCTGCGCTGCGTTCTTTTTAGCCCTGGCCTTAGGGTTCTTTGCGTAGTACCGCGCAGACTTTCCAGGGTTCTTTGCACGTCTAGGAGCCATTAGAGGGCCTCCTGGACATCTTCAAATGTGAGTTCTGGGATCAACCCGGCAAGAGACGCCAGGGGAGAACCTGTAACAGGCACTCCCGTGATGTCATTCTTAGAGAGCCAATCAATAGCAGCTCTAAGATCAGCCGTGCTGGCTTCCCCAGACTTGATACGAGCCACAAGCTCGTTGGTCAAAAGGGCATGGAGCTCATCAAAGAGCTCTTCGCCGGCACGCTTAGCCATGGATCACTCCTCGACGCGGAGAGCGCGAGCCAGACCGGCCACCAGGGCGTCGTCGACTTCGTTGTCGCTCTTAGCAGCGAGATTTTCCAGCACTTCGATGAGGAGCTTGCTGGCAGCAGGGCTGGTCAGCCAACCGATGACGATGGGCTTGATCAGTTCGATGACAGAATGCATGATTAATTAGGATTAAAGGTTGTATTTAGCTTGCATCTTGGTAATGCGTAGCTTGTCTTCGCTTACATGAGCGTCAACTTTGTCTTCAAGCCGATCTAGGCTGCTAAGTAACAGCGTAAAGTGATCTTTTAGATCGGCTTTGGTGACGTAGGTTTCGGCGATCTTGAGTTCTAAATGGTCTTGACGCCGTTCAACCAAGTCAATCTTGCGATTGATGAGGCCGCAAACAGCGAACAAGCCCGAGAACATGAGTCCTAGGGCGTATTCGGGCATGATTAAGGATTAAGAGTCTTCCAGTGCGGAGAGACGAGCCTCCAGAGCTTCGATGCGGTTCATGGCCTCTTGTAAAGCCTTAACAGACTTCATATAGAGGACGGAATAGTTAACGGACTTGACACCTTCGGCATCAGTGTTAACCAAACCGGGTGAGATTTCTTCTACCTGCTGTGCAATAACGCCCAGCTGCTTATTAGTCTCGTTACCAGTCTCAGCTTTGAAGTTATAGTTGACGATTTCAATATCTCGGATGTTGTTCCACTGGCTAGAAGCGGGAACAATGTTCTCTTTGAGGTTGATGTCAGAGAGAGCACCATACGAGTTATTGGTATTTAGGACGTTACCGTTATTGTAAACGATGAACGACACACTACCAGTACCAATACCAGTACCAGAGTGACGTCCAGCGATCAGGGCTTGTCCTGTACCAGCACCCTGAGCAGAGATGAGGTCAAGGACATCATCATTAGCATAGTGGCTAAGCAGACCACTGTTACCGTCAACCGTAGTACGGGTGACACCAAACGTTTGAAGGTTAATTTGACCACCATTCAGGTTCAGCTGGTTCCATTGCGTGCCATTAGTGGCCTGGATAACAGCAGCGTGGCTGTTATTGTTGGTGGAATCAGTGTTGAAGATGTTGACGATAGCAGCACTATCCTGAACCTCCAGGGTGTTACCTGTGGCAGTCGTACCAATGCCGACGTGGTTCTGAGCGGCGTCTACATTGATAACAGCAGCGTTGTCCAGGGCAGTTTGAATCTGCTCTGAAGTGAAGGACAGCGGCAGGGTGGCGTTGGTGGCGTGGACTACGGCAGAGAAATTCAAATCTCTAGAAGCACCAGCGGTCAGGTGATAGATATTTACTGTAAATCCAGAAACTGTCTTATTAGTAATAAAGATAGAAGACGAGTCGAAGGCAAGAACCGTAGCGTTAACTGCGTAATTTGCAGTTGGCATAGACGTAGTGAAGACTACGTCATAGGTTCCAGTGCTGGACCTAGTTACAGAGGCAATGTTAAAGCTTCCACCAAGTACTCCACTACTAGAAGCCTCAAGCCAAGCATCAGCACCAGTACCACCTTTTAGTGGGAGGGCGTTAGTTGCTGCGAGGACGAACTCGAAGTCAGCAGAGAATGCTTGACCATCTGTCTTGTTGACGTACACCTCAAAGCTACTTGCCGTCTTAGTATGAACTGTACAAGTAGCAGCACTAATAGTATCATTAGGTGATGCCGAAACCGCGTAGTCAGCGTTGGGCATCGGAGTGCTTAAGTTGATCCGATAATAACCAGTATTTAGGAAAGTAACGCTTGCAACATTTAGTCCACTAGTAACAGACGGAGTAGTTCCACCTGCAATAACGCCCCAAGCACTAACACCAGGGTTAGTAACACCCGACTGCGCCAGGTCCACAACGGTCTGGATCTGCTGCTCAGTAAAGGCCTGAGGCAGGACAGCGTTAGTGGCGTTTACAGTGAAATAGCCTCTAGCGTCAGTTGGATTGCCTAGGTAGTCATAAATAGCGATTGAAAAGCCGCTTGTTGTGACTGAATTACCTACCACCTGAGTTAGGGCTTCTTCTGATCCAACGATCGGTGCATAATTATCATCAGGCATCGGGTTGGTGAAGACCACCGAGTAGTTACCCGTGCTGTTTCTAGTTATTGAAGCTACGTTAAAGGCACCTTCAAGTACACCAGCAGAGGTAAAGGAGCCCCAAGAATCAGTACCGGTACCACCAGTCAGTGGCAGAGCGTTGGTTGCGTGGACAACAAGATTGAAGATGCTGTCCGCAAGAGTACTAGCTGAGTCCCTAGTCTCAATTCGGAAACCAGTGGCAACCTTGTTGACAACACTAACGAAACCATATCCATTATCGTGTTCTGCCAATACACTGTAGTTGGCATTAGGCATCGCGGTAGCGAACGTAAAGTCGTAAAGACCCGTACCAGCCTTAGATACACTGGCAATGTTGAGGCCACCATTAAGGGTGCCATTAGCGGCAACAGTTGCCCAAGCACTAGCGCCAGGGTTCGTATCACCACGTTGAGCGAGGTCTACGACCTGCTGAATCTCTTGCTCAGTGAATGCCTGAGGGAGAACAGCATTGGTGGCGTGAACGACAAGGTTAAATGCCGAGTCATACCGGAGATTGCCATCAACACCAGTAGCAACCACGAATCCAGTTGTGGTTTGGCTGGTTACCTGAGCGTTGGTAATGTTTACGTTATCTACAGCCGTCAGCGCTACTGAATAGAGAGCAGTAGGCATCGGGTTGGTGAAGTTTACAGTGTAATCTCCCAGGCTGTTTCGTGTACAGGAGGCGATATTAAAGCCAGCAATCACTCCACCTGAAGATCCACACTGTGCCCAAGCATCAGCGCCAGTGCCGCCCGTCAGAGGGAGGGCATTGGTTGCATGGACGACAAAGCTTATATCGGAATCGAAAACCCCACTACCGTTAATGTGGGTTATAACCCTAAATCCATTAGCAGTCTCATTTACTGTAAACGGAATAACGTCTGCATTAGAGCTAGAACCGTTACATGTAACTGAATACTTAGCATCTGGCATCGCAGTGGTAAACACCACGTCGAAGGTACCAGTTGTGACCTTCGTTACCGAGGCAACGTTGAGTCCAGCTTCAAGAGTGCCTGCACTGTTGAAACGGCCCCAAGCACTAGCACCAGGGTTATAGATAGCAGCGTTAACCTGCTCACTGGTGAATGATTGTGGAAGGGTCGCGTTGGTGGCGTTTACAACAAAGGAGAACTGAGCGTAGGAACCAGCCACGCCGGTCCCTGAATCCTGCAAGACATGGACCTTGAAGCCATTAACAGTCTTAGTAGATACCTGAGCCTGTAAAGTGCTGGTAGGTGCGCTATCTTCGGACGGGGAGACAACCACAGAGTACCTATTAGTAGGCATCGGGTTGGTAAACGTGACGGTATATTCACCCGCAGAGATTTCCTGTACTACAGAAGCGATGTTAAACGAAGCGAAGATGCTTCCATTGCTTTCGACGTCGCCCCAGGCATCAGCACCTGTGCCACCTTGAGGGGGCAGGGCGTTGGTTGCGTGGATAGTGAAGGAAAAGCCCCGATCCGCAAATTGGTTAGCCGCGCCACCACCTGGTACAGCGACAGTTTCTACGACAAACTGGGTTGTTGTTTTGTTAGATACTAATAATAAGGCTGCTTCACCGCCTGAGCTGACTGAATAATTAGCATTAGGCATCGCAGTGGCGAGCACTACGGTGTATTGACCTGTGCCGGTCCTAGTTACACTGGAAACGTTGAGACCGTCTAGTAGGGTTCCATTAGCGGCCACATCACCCCAAGCAGCAGGGCCGTTGTAGGTAATGTTGTAAGTACTACCACCGCCACCACCACCACCGCCACTAGAAGCAACGGAACCGGGGGCAAATTTGCCACCAGCGGCATTCCAGACAAGGGCCTGACCGTTGGTAGGGGCTACAGTGGTGATATCTACGTCACTGAGATCACCAACAGAGCTAGAGCTTGAGAGGTAACCGGCGTTGTTAACCAGGACGGAGATGTTGTCACCACTTTGGACAGCTGAGGTCAGATAACCAGCATCATTAGTAAGCTGAGAGACGTTGTCCCCAGCCTGCACAGCAGCTGCAGCAGAAGCAGCAGATGCAGCGGCGTTGGTTTCAGCAGCTTGAGCGGTAGTCAGGGCCTGGTTAGCGATACCAAGCACGGAGGCAGCGTCAGACTGCTCCACAGCAGCTACAGCTTCCTGGGTAACGAACAGGGTCTGTTCAAAGTTATCATTAAGGTCCTGGGCGCGTACAGCGGAGCCAGGGAAGAAGGTGGCCTTAACGTTCTCCAGGGCAGTTTCCCGGAAGATACGGATGGACACACCGACAGCCGGAGGGCTGTTGAACCGCAGGGTAGTGGCGTTGGCCAGGGTGTATTCAGTTGTAGCTACACCGTCGAGGGTTGCCTTGACGTCTGTAGACTGGAGATATGGGAAGGTAAAAGAAAAGAGGACGGTCCCGCCGTCCCCTGTATAAAGATTTTCGATTGTGGCCATTACTGGTTACCGAAGTTAATTAGTGACTCGTATCCGTTGGGAAGACGATCAGCCTGGGCTGCGTACTTATCCATCATCATCTCAGCGTTCAGCTCGGGGTACTCCTGCTTGAGGCGATACACAGCCACCTTCTTGGCGGCCCGGAGCTTGTTAGTGATCTGACGGTAGAAGTATTGGTCTTCCTTCTTGACACGGTGGCCATTGCGGACTTTCTCTTGATACTCGGCAACAGCTTCCTTAAAGCTGGGCTTAGTAACCCAGGATTTCAGGTCGTTGTAGATGCCGGTTTCAGAGATAAAGGTTGCGAACTGTCCTTTCTGATCAGGGGTTAGCTCAACACCACCCAGTTCATCAGAGATGACAGAGGTATCGAACTCAATGTCCTCCAGAGCATCACGGACAGGGTCTTGACCGCGCTTAACGGTCTTCATAGGCAGGATGGAGTTACCGAAACCACCAGAACCGCTGGTGATTGTGGAACCGTCCAGCCAATCGATCTTGTTAGCAGTATTACCTGCAAGACCGAAGGTGGCAGAGTGCAGAGCACGGTCGTACTGCTCATTGAACTCCTGCATATATGGATGCAGGGCGTTGGTCAGAGCACGACGGGCACCAGCCAGGGGCACGAAGTTGTTACCGGTTTCAACACCCATAGCCAGGAAGGACTCGGGGCTGAAGTTACGGCTGTTGAGCAGGCCAGAGAGGGGCTCCAGGCCTTGGAACATGGACTTATCAGTCAGGTTTACACCCAGGGCGTGGCTCAGATAGCCAGCCAGGTACTTAGCCCTGTCTTCTTCCATCTGACCACTTTCAAAGGCGTACTGGATGTCAGCAACAGCAGAGAAGATCTGGCCGAAGGGTTCAATACGATCGTAGGAGACCCAGCGATCACCCACACGGAATGAGCGGGGCTGGTGTGTCTTCAACCACTCCTTACGACGCTGACCACCTGCAGGACCGTTGCCAGTGATCTGGCCGGTAGCAGCGAGGGTTGCAGCACCCAGGATGGCTGTAGTACCGAAAGCCAGGCGACCACGCATGATGGCACCCTCGACGGTGTTAGTGAAGACCACATCACGGCTCTCCTTGAGGGCCATGTTGAGGACGGGGACGTGGGTGCCGGTATAGACCAGAACGTTGTGTCCGGTCTTAACGAAGGGGAAGAAGATACGCAGAGCCGGAACATCGTTCAGGAAGCTGGCGAACTTCGCAGCAGGCCCTTCGAGTTCGGTCTGGAAGGTAACTTCCTTGGCACCTTTCAGCAGTTCGTCGTTAAGTACGCCACCGGACTTAGTGAAGTTCCGGGAGTACTCAGACTTGAGCAGACGCTTAAAGGTCTCTTCTACAGCAGACTCGCCTTCGGAGCCAGCCAGGTCGATTGCCTTCTCCATAGAGATCCGGTTGTACTCCATCCGGGTGACCATGACCTTGAAGAATTCATCAGAGGTCGTCAGGAACCGGGAGGGCCAATCGAAGAGGGGGAAGTTGGCAACGTCATGCAACATGTGCATGAAGCCGGACCCAGCCTTCAGCAGGATGTCATCGCTCTCACCAGCCTTACGGGCCAGCTCACGGAGGGACGCATCAGTAACGCTGTTCTGGACCATGTCGCGGGTACCACCAACGTTAGACACGCCGGTCTTGGCAGTACGGACAGCCAGTTCAAAGGCTTCGGGGATGGTCTTGAAGAAGTTGTGGTAGCTGGCAATGGCAGCTTTCTTCTGCTTGGGGTTACCGCCAGCAGCCATGGTTATGGGCCGATACACCATGTTGAAGGCGTTCGACAGGTTGTTGACCAGGTGGGTAGCAGGGCTCGAGAGCATCGAGTTGTACATCAGCTTCAGAGCAGCTTCAGTACCCAGCTCCTTCATGTTCTTGGAGACGTCGACCATCTTGGTCACGTCACCGGCGGTCAGCTGCAGCATGGAGGCTGTACGCTGTGCCTGTTGCAGGGCCTTGGGGTCACCAGACTCCACACCCTTGACCATGTTCTCCAGCTCCTTGGTCGCGGCCTCGATGGTCTCGTCCAGCTTGCGGGGGTCAGCGGCTTTCATGAAGCCTTCCATGGTCAGGTTCATATCACCGACGTTAATGCTGTAGTCAGCCAGTCGGGTACCGATCAGGTTGCTGGTGTGCTTGTGCATCTTCAGCAGGGCCAACAGGTTGTCCTTCATCTGTGCTATGTGCATGTCAGAAGGGATGCCTTCTTGGGCCGTCTTGGACACCTTGAAGGCGGCGTCGTAGATCGCAGAAGCGGTGTTAGCCATCATGGCCCGCACCTGGAAAGCACCTTGGCGAGACAGGATCGTCTCGTCGCCGTAGTTGGTTGTAGAGAAGGCCTCTTTGATCAGCTTGCCGTCAACGTCCAGGAAGTTAGCCAGGTCACCTTCGACAATCGAGCGCAGGGAGGACACAGTCAGGCGGGCCTCTTTGGCCAGAGCAGACTCGTCAACCTCTGCAGACTTGATCAGAGCGTCGATAGCTTCACCAGCTCCTTCGCCACGGGCGTCAGCGATCTGCTTGACCTGGGCATTAGTAGCCAGGCGGCCACCGCCACCACCGTTAGCCGGTTTGGCGAGGGACGTAGCAGCTTCGATCTGTTGAGCAGCCACCTTAGCGGGAGGCGTGATGGTGGGCTCTACGGGAGTTGTGTAGGCGGACTGGAGATGCTGACCCTTGGTGTTACGCAGGGCATCAGATCCGTCAGTCGGGATATACTCGAAGTCATCCAGGCGGAACACACCTTCCTGGTCAAACAGGCGGCCGAGCATCTCAGCTTCAGCACCGTCTTCGACCAGTCGGGAGAGCTCAACTACTGGTTTTCCTGTAATTTCACTTACCCAGCTGCCCAAGTAGACGTCTTCACGAGTAAGAACGTCCTGATTTTTCGAGATAAAGGCGGCTACAGCGTCAGGATCACTCAGATCTTCCAACACGGCACCGTCGATGGCCACCATGTTACCGCTTACAGGTATCTCACCGGTAAAGGGGTCGATGGTTGCACCAGGCAGGCCCTGCTCGACCATCTCTTCGAGGCGGTCGTAGGTGGCTTGGGCGAAGTCAGGCATGATCTCCCGGCGGAGGCCAGGGGCAGCCGACAGGAAGTACTCAGGCACCACGGCAGCAGCGTCATCCCAAGTAGTGGGGATGCCAGCGGCTTCCATGTCCTGGATCTGGGAGAAGCGCTCGAAGCGGGCAGTGTCACCAGACTCAAGGATCCGTGAGGAAACTTTCTCCAGGTTGGGGGTACGGTTGATCACAGGAGCGGCCTCAGCGGCCACCTCTGCAGCAGGCTTACCTTTCAGCAGGCCTTTAGCACCACGCCAGGCCATACGCACACCGGTCTCGATAGCAGCACCAGCACCGAAACCCTCGAGGGCGGTCTTGGTAGCAGCGGTGAAGACGTTGTCTTCCTTATCGATAGCCAGGGCGGTCAGCCATGTGTCTTTGAGCTCAGGGAAGGACTCCTCGAGCATATTGGACATGTTGCCGTCACCAGAGACAGCAGAGAGGGCATCAGCGGCCATACCTTTGATACCACCACGGACGACTTGACCGGCCAGGGTTGCACCACCACCACCGAAACCACCCGTAAGGGCCATGGTTCCAGCAAACTCAGTGATGCCCTGGATGGCTTTACCGATGCCGGTCTGAGCGCCGTACTCGTCTTTACCGAGGTTCCAGGTAGCCCAGTCGTAGTTCTCAGCGAGGGGGTTATCCTTGCCGCCACGGGTAAAGTCAGGCTGAACGGTGTCGCGAGTAGCGAATCGGACCACCTGCTCAGCTAAGGCTTTACCACTGTCACCAGCAACCTCGCCCGCGCCTAGCAGGGTTTCACCGATGCCACGGACGGCACCAGAGACGACTTTTACGGCCTCAGGCTGGTTCTGTTTGAAGTCCTCAGCGGCCTGCTCAAGCCCCTGTTTCTGGGGCTCAGCAGCTTCACGGTTGGACTCCAAGAGCCCGGACAGGTCAGTGCCCAGGGTCTGGTCGATGAACCCGGTAGCGGCGCCTAGCACGTCTTGTTGACCGAAGCCCTCAAGGCTGCGCTCGGTACCAACGTTGGCCGCAGGAGCAGCCTCGGGTGATGGTGATGCAGGAGCCTCCACAGGGGCAGGCTCGTGCTTGGCCAGGATCTGTTCGTCCTGTTGTTCTGTTTCCTGAGTGAGGTTGTTTACAAAGGCATTCTTTGCATCCGCAGATGCGCCTTCGGTTGCTCCATCTTGGAAGAGGTTAATTTGATCCATAACGATTAGATAAGAACCCCTTCCACGCATGGTGGGGTCAGTTGCGTTTGATCAGGTCTTCGGCGTCAACCCAGCGGTTGCCGGTGTAACGGGGATCGAAGCCCCAGTAGTTGGACACAGCCCACCGCAGGTCAGCGGAGGATGCGTTCGGGTTGTTGAAGATACGATACGCCTTAGGGTACCGAGTCCTCATCTCGTGTTGCATGTAGGCCAGCTGATCGGTCTCATTGATCTGAGCGATGTTGCGGCCGAAGTGACGCTCAATGGCACCCAGACGAGCTGAGTTGTTATGCCAAGAGGCCCAGGAGATCAGACCACCGTTGCGGTTAGTACCGTCACCAGCGACCTGGCCCCATTCACGCATACCATTCCACGTTGATTCGTGGGAGATAGCGGAGGTGATGTAAGCAGCACCACGGACAGGGAAGCCCATGGACTGGAGATGCTGGAAGCCTGACTCTGCATTCAGATCAGTGCCAGGCTCAGCGGCTTTGGGGGATTGACTCTCGAGAAGTGAGAGGGAAGGCTTTCCATTGCGCTCGAGCTGTGCGTCAACAAAGGCACGCTCAGACATGCCGAGGCTACGAGCCCAGCTGCGAGTGTTTGGAGACACCTTCTCGCCCCTGAGGATGTTGTTGACATCGAGATTCAGGGATTCGGCGCTCAGGAGCAGGTCGTCAGACGCACTGATCTCCGAACGCGGGACATTCTTGAGGACTGCATCACGGCTGATACCGCGGAAGTCCTGCTCACCAGGGGCAATAGTCAAGCCCTGTACCTCAGCGGAGCGGGTACCAGGATCAGCCTGGAACTTCACACCGATCTTAGGGTCGTTGGTGAGGGTGTATTCAGGACGTCCTGCCATTTGCTGCATCAGCTGAGTGGCGAGGTTGTTACGCTCCTGAAGGTTGTCAAGGATGGCGGGGTTAGAACGGGCTTCGGCAGCCAGTGCCTGGGAGAGCTCGTCCTGGAACATCTTCACCCGCATGTTGAACACGGTGCGGGTAGTAGCGGGGAGGTCACGCATAGAGACACCACCCAGCAGCGATTGCTCGATGAAGGGCTTGAGCTCTTTAGTGACTTCACTAGCCTTGGCGTTGGCCTTGAGGTCACCCTGTGTAAGGGCATGTTGCTGATACACCTCAGGGCGGATCAGACCTTTGTCTAGAGCAGATTTCAGCTCGTCCTGGGAGATGAAGTCACCACGGGCCGCACGGGCGGCCAGCTCGGCCTCCAGCTCAGGGTCGTTGTTGAAGCCTTTAGAGGTCAGTTTATTCAGCTCGCGCCTGACCTGTTCGGTCTGGGGCATCTGCTGTAGGCTCTCGATCAGACGAGCCTTTGACTCACCCGAAGGATTGTCGTAGTAATCCTGAACGGCCTGCGTAGCCTTCAAGCCAACCTCGGCACGTTGAGCATGGATGGCATCTGCACGGCCTTTACGGGCCTGTGTAAGGGCTGGACCCAGTAGGTGGGCATACTCATCGCCGAGCTTAGGACCGTTGGGCTGGGTGCCCATCTTGGGCGTTTCAGCCAGCTGCTCTAACAGGGCCACGTCACCGTCTTGGACGGCAGACGAGATAACCTGTTTCATAGCAGCTTCGTTGGAGGCAGCGGAGAAGCCGGTATGACCTACGTTGCCCTGGGCGAAGCCCTCGGAAGCAACCTTCCAGACCTCTGCAGCGCTCATGTCGGAGGACACGGCAGAGTAGATGTTGGATTGGAGTTGCGTTAGGTTGGCAGCGCGATCAGCCTTGATACCAGCAGTAACCAGTTGGCCGATGGCGTTCTGGTTGTTGGTCATCATTGTGGGAGCAAGCTCCCTAGCCACCACAGAGCGGTTGGTACCGAACAGGCCTGAGCCTTTCAGGTATTCACGGTTGAGCTCTTGCAGCAGCTGCTGGGCCTCAGGGAAGGTACGGGGCTTCTCTGCATCGGGGATCTCCAACAGGGCCTGCTGAATGAACGCAGCATGATTAGCACGGGCTTGATACACGTTGCCTTTGATGCCAGCAGTCATTTGATAGGCAGAGCCCTGACGCAGTTGGTGGGCGATCGACTTGTCTTCCAGGGTACCAGAGGCTTCCACCTCGTTAGCCACTTGGCCGATGGCCTGTGACTCAGTGTTCACCTGGGTGTCGATGTCCTTGGCTTTCTCAAAGCTCTCTTGCCTGGGGGCAGGGGCGGCCTCGTTAAAACCGATAGCGTCCAGGTAGCTGTCCTCTTGAGCACGCTGCTGGGCCATCTGATCGGCCATAGCGAAGCCTTTGAGGGCTGTCTGTGATAGTGATAAGAGGCCTTTAATAGCTGCTCCTTTGGAGGAGATGTCAGCCATCGTCCTGGCTTTCTGTGCAGAAAGATCAGCCTGGCTTACTTGAGTTTGTCTGTTGTATTGGTCGCCAAGAGTTTTGATATTAGCGACGGCCTGTTGGGCCTTTATCTTCTCTTGAGCGCTGGTATCAACGGCACGAACCGGGTTGAAACCAACTGACTGCTGAGATCCTTGGAAGAGGTTACCCTCAGAGAAGTTTGATTCGTAGATTCTTGCCATTAGACGTCCCAGTTGTAGGAGGGAATGCCCAGTCCGAGATTAGTACCCTCACCAATCGGCTCAGCCTCGAGCTGAGGTGCGGTGGAGAAGGGTTGTAACTGACTGAAGGCTTGGTTGATAGTTGATTGACCTTGATCCTGGATGATGCCCATCTGGGTACCGGCTTGAGCCACTTTCGACTCGAGTTTTGCGGACTCAGCGGCCGTAGCAAATCCGGGCTGACGTTCAGCGTCAAGGACCAGCAGGCCAACGGATTGACCAGTGGCACCAGAAGCAAGGACCTTACCCTGATTGCCGATGCTCTTAGCGTAGAGGTTCAGAGCCTTAGCAGCTGCGGCGCCACGAGCTTCCTTGAGCTTGAGCTGCTCGGCAACGTAGGATTTATTGGCAGCACTTTGAGTGTTGCGGACGTTGTCTAGATAGGCAGCACGGCTAGCCTGTTCCGCTCTGATTTGACCCTGATGCTGCAGGATCTTTGCTTGGTTAGCGACAAAGGCCTGCCGCTGGGCGTTCTGATAAGTGAGGTCAGCCTGGCGGGCTTGGTAGGAAGCCTGGGCCTGGGCTTGAGCTTGTGATTGGGCGAGGCCGGCGACAGTACTGATTGCACTGATTGCCAGACCTGCTACTGAGATTGCTGTAGCGGTCGCTGATGATGCGGCTGCTGCACCTGCTGCGGGAGCGGCCGCTGCTGCGGGGAGGCACATAGCTTAACTATTTCTAGGAATGGGAGACCATACGGTCCAGCCGGTTGAGCAGCAATAGCCTTAAAACCGAGGAGCCGTAGTAGTTTTTGGTGGAATAGGTTCCGGGCGTCAGCCAGGTTCCAAAGGAGGCGGTAGTTGCGCTGTTCATCTAGCCACTTCTTGGCTTGTCTCACCAAGTGGTGGGGATTCTTTTGAACTGCTGGGGTGCATATCATCCACACCTGGCCAACGTGTTCACGTTCGTCGGGCATGATCCCAGCAACGCCCGCCAGTTCACCTTCAGAATTGAAGAAGGCGACCGGGGCGTCACTGCTAAGAACACAGAAGGGAAGGACTAGGGGGTGTTGCCCCAGCCCTTCGATCTCCATACGATCCTCCTTGCGGAGGTTATTGGCAACCAATACCGCGTCCCTGCTAGTTGCGGGTCGGTAGTAAGGCTTCATCAGATAAAGGCAATGCCTCTGCGGTTGTAATGACCCTGCCAGCTGTAGCCGGTGATGGCTGAGGGGAATGGGTCGGGGGCTTTAATGGTCACTGTCACCTGATCACCTGGGGTAAACAGGGGGACATTCTCAGTGGCGATCTCTTTAAGGGGAGCACCATCTGCCAGGTAGATATTAGCGTCGATGGAACCAGCATCAATGTTAATCGTGTCATACCCAATTCTGTCGACTTCGATCTGATAACGACCTGAGTAATACAGGTCCAGATACAAGAATTCTACAATTGGGGCGTAGACCCGGTCGGCCTTGTTTTCTTCGCTAGTGAAGAATCCAGGGAGTGTGATCTTGGTCTCATATTTGAAGCCGACCACGAAGTCATCTGTAGTGTCTACAGTAAACTGACCAGCCGTGATGGTGGGTTGTGAGAAGGCAAACTCAGAGGGGCCATCTGTAAACATGATCACAGGGGTGGCACCGGTCATAGCCTGACCAGCTTCCAGATCCACGGTTAGAGTACCGTCGCCATTGTCAACCACAGTGAGGTCAGACTTGACCACATAGTTATCCAGACGAGGTAGGAAGCTTGAGAAGGCTGTGTCGATGCTAGCGGAGTCTGGATCGTCCAGGAGCTCCATAGCAGACAGGACGTAGCTGCCGGTGGTGGAGTCATACAGGACGAAGTAGCCAGTATCAGCAAAGAAGCCGCACATACGCTGCTCGCCGGGGAGGATCCACTTAGACCACCCTGCCACTTGACGCTCGTTGCCTTGGTTAAAGAACTTGAAGATGTAGGCCGTGTTGGAGTTATCACCGAACAGCATCATGCTGTTGTTAGGTGTAGATACTGACCATGTCAAACCTGTCGGCACATACTCAGGGACGATTCGGGTGATATCTGCAACCTGAGGACGGTTGTCCACAGAATCAATAGACATCTCAAATATCTTGCTGTATGTATCGGCTTCAGACACGAACGCAATAGAAACACCCGTAGATACAGGTTTAGCCAGACTTCTATAGAAGTAATCGCTAATTTCTGTTAATTTTATAGTTGCAGTACTGAAGACGACTTCCTGCGATGCAAGTAAAAACTGTGAATTTTCTGCAAACAGGATGAGACCTTTAGGGGCACCAATGGCAGCACGCAGAATAGCGGGCTTGGTGGAGCTGGCGGTCACGTCGATGGGGTCAGAATCGCTGATCGTGATAGCTGAGGTGACAAAGAAGTTGAAGTAGTCACCAGGTTGTGACATGATCACAGCATCTTCAGACAGGAAGCCCAGACGGTTGTTGTAGAAGAACATATCTGAGATCCCACGGCCAACAAAGGATGGCTTAGGGTTGGTGTCATCATCGCCTACCTCTCTCTGTGCCCAGCCAGTGATGGTTCCCTCGTCGTTGAGAGCTTCTAATGTGAAGTTTCCATCGGCCTGGCGGATCAGGGCGTGAGGCATGGTGGAGGTGTTAAACCCTCTCTCGATACCCGGCGCCACTGTCTCTTCCCAGCTACCAGAGCCTGGGATACCTTCAGCAGCTGATCTAAAGACCACGTAGTAGTCATCAGATTCAGCGTTCTCCGTGTTGATGACTTTCAACTCAAATCCATCAAAGCATTGACCAGGGAGGTCTACGATGCTATTAGCTGTACCTTTGATCGCCGTCATGGCGCGGTTAGTAGCACCACCTCGGACGCCTAGGTTAAAGTCTCGACCATCTGTACGCTCGATTTCGATAACGTTACCTACAGCCTGAGCTGAGTAGTTTGAAATTAGGTTTACAGAGTTAACCAGACCAGCTGTGATTTGACCGATATCCAACGTACCCGCAGTTGAGTCCTGGGGAGTAGTATGGGCGGCCGTGCCATCAGAGGCGTAGGTATAGACGAACTCTTCTTGAGTAACCCGGATGTTATAGTCCCGTCCGTTCAAATTGACGGTGATCATATCACCCTTACGGAATCCCGTGCCGCCGTTCTGTAGGACCACAGAAACATTATAGCGGGAACGATATTCGTTATTCTCCAGGTAGGCAGCACACTGCACACGAACCTGGAAGGCCAGACCTGTAGAGCTTCCTATGGTCTGGTTGGTGTAGTTCTGGACATCGTGCTCAGTACATACGCCACCGTCTTCCACCTCAAACGAGCCAGGTGAGATCTCCAGGGCTTTTGCCCGATACACCTTGACCTGTTGAGAGGCCCCGTCTCGGTCTAAGTCAATGGAGTAGGTGGTGTTGTAGCTGATGGCGTTGATCTCTACTAAGGCTCTTTGATTAGAATCCACCTCAGACGCACCGGACATGGTGACAATACGCTCTTTATTAGATAGCAGCGTATAGTCTGCCACTGTTAACCAGTTAAGGTTGTTCAGATTAGTGGTAGCCAGATAAGCTGTGGCGGTGGCGTCGGGTGTGACGGTACGTTCCGCACCGGTTTGCATATCCCAGACGCGGACCTGAGTGTTACCACTGCCATCCTTGTACAAGGCGACTGCGTAACGCTCACCAGCGTCTCGGAAGATCGGGAACCAGCGCGTATCTGAGGGGAGATTAGTAGCCAGCTCACCAACGAACTTGGTGGCAGGTCGCTTGCGACACCCGAAGGTGGGGTCAAGATAGACGTTTTCAGCTTCTCGAACCTGGCCGGGCAGCTTTACAGGATCGGGCTGTTGTGAGACACCTCCAAGGAGGTTAGGGATTTTCTGTAAAACTGCGCCCATAATCAGAAACGATAAACAGCGTCAAAAGGTCGATAGGTGTAAATGTCGCGGCCAGACTCTGACTCGAGCATGTTGTAATCACCCTGCTGGGTTTCATACTCAATAATTGCAGCACGGGCAGCAGCTTCTTCACGTTGGCTGTATTTAACAGCTTCAGCAGAGCCAACGGCACGTCCAGCAAATAAGTTGGCAGCGCGGATCGTGATGTAGTTTTTGACTGCCTCAGGGAGGTCATCAAACTCAAAGCACCAGACCACGTCAAGTTCTAAATTCTCAGTAAACACGTCGGTGTGCCCTGCCTTGTCATACAGGAAACCACCACGGATAATGAGGTCGTATTTGCTAGTACTAGCGCAATCCAGTGACAGAACGTTTGACGGGATTGCAATTCTACCAGTGTTATCTTTAATAAACGGGTAGGCCCGCTCAGTGTTGTAACTCCACCCTTCAGACTGGACAGACCCTGACACCTCGTCGAGGATAGTCTGGGCCGTAGCCACCATTGGGTTGTTAGAGTCGATCAGGGTCACCGGAGCCATCCCGATGTTAGTCAGGACAATGTTTACAGCGCCCAGTTTGGTCAGTTTAGATGCCATTTTGGTTCGGGTAATGAGAAGACCCGGAGGCCCCGAAGGACCCCTGGGAATATAAATCAGGCAGCCTGGAAGGAACCAGCAACGCTGGTGCGCAGGGAGCCACAGCCCATGGCGAGCTTGCCCACGATCAGGTCGCCCTGATACTGGACGTTGAAGTCGCCAGAGGTGGTCTGGATGGTCGGAGCGACGGACTGGATGCAGCCAGCAGCTTCGCGGTGGAAGATGAGGCCCGCGAGAGCGGAAGCGTCCACCTGGTAGTCGTTGTTCTCACCGGTCACAGCAGCAGAGCTGAGGTCCTGACCATAGAGGCCAGCCAGGTTGTTGCTCTTCAGGATACGGATGCCAGCGATGCTGTACAGACCCTTGCCGCTGTTCATGTCACCTTGGCTGTTACCGATTTCACGGTTCAGGATGTTGGTGTCAACGGAAGAGATCAGGGAGTAGTACTGACGGGGGGACAGCACGGCCACGCGGCCTTCCTGGGGAGCGGAGCGCTCGTCGAGAACAGCTGCGGCCTCGAAGAAGCCGTCCACGATTGCCTGAGCATCGTTGGTGTTACCAGCGCCGATGTTCACGTGGAAGCCACCGGGCTCGCCGGTCACAGGGGAAGCCTCAGCAGAAGCCTTGGCCAGGACACGGGCGATACGCTCGTCATAGTGAGTAGCCAGAGCCTCACCGATCTGCTTGGACACTTCAGCGCGAGTGGAGTACTGCGAGAAGATTTCGTCCAGGCTGTACACGAACTGGCTGGAGACCAGCAGGTCGTCCATCACCAGGGTCTTTTCGTTGGCCTTGATGCCAGCATCGCCCACGATGGGGGTGCCAGGGGTGTGGTAGCCAGCCGACAGCTTGCCGGTGAACATGAACTGCTTGCTCTTACCACCACGGAGGTCGTAGGAACGGACGAGGCCCTTGAAGATAGAGGCGTTGTTGAAAGCAGTGAAGACCTCACCAGAGAAGAGCTTCAGAGCCGTTGCGTAACGGACGTCGTAATCAGCGTTACGAGCGCCGCCGTTGGCCTGGTTAGGGAGAGAAAAGTTAGAAAGAGTAGTCATTAGACTGAATAGTTAAATAGGCAGATATAAAATGGTCAAACGTTCTAGAACTATGTAGGTTTTGCAGAATTAGGCCTTCTGCTAGGCACCGGTACCTAAAGAGTTGTCCGACGTATCGGGCTCAATAGGCAATAGGTAGGCAGGGAATCGAACCCTGCTGCGCACCAGCTCTACCAAGACACCCCGCTTCCGTAACGGGGTTCCTTAAACCGTTCCCCCGGACTATCCGGAAGTACCGATATTATTAGCCTCGGGTAGGCAATCAGAGAAGGTCACCAGAGCGAGCCAGGCGGGCCTCGACGTCTGCACGGAATGCAGGGTCGGTGGCGTAGCGGGGATCGCCGATGTCACGAGCCAGCTCAGCATTGGACCTGTAACCCTGCACAGAAGGCGCAGACTTACGACCGGTAACCAAGGGGGCTTCGTAGCCTTCAGCGGCCTTGTAGCGGTTGTTGAGGGCCTCCACAGCGAACTTGATGGCAGCGGTGTTACCCGTTGCAGTCACACTGTTGAAGGACTCGACCTCAGATGCTTCGAGGTTGTTAGCAGCCCAGCCAATCAGTTCGCCATAGGCTTCCTGACCACCGACGGAGTCGAAGATGGCATTGGTGTCGGCTTGCTGTGTGGCAACTTGGGCCTGCTGTTGTTGGTTCTGGGAGTAGAACTGGACGTATTGCTGAATGAGATCCTTGGAGTCCATCTGGCTCAGGGCCTCGATGGTTTCCTCAGAGAGCTCGCCATTGGCGTATTCTTCAGCAGCTTTGGTGAAGGCCTCATATTCAGGGGCTTCTTCTTCTACTTCCTCGGTGGATTCTTCGACGTCCTCAGACTCGACCTCTTCCTTAGCTTCGCTGCGCTGACGCTCGAGCTCTTGGTAGGCCTTGAGGAGGTCTTCCTGGGTCTTGAACTTACCGCCGATCAGATCTTCGGATTCGTTTTGTTCCCAGGCCTTGTCGCGTTGCTCAGCAGCTTCCTGGGCCAGCTTTTCGCCGATCTCCAGAGCTTGTGCTTCTGCAGCCTTCTGGGCGTCAGAGGGGCCTTCGTTGACGTCGAATGTGGTGTTAGCCATATCAGTGGGTGGTGGTGGTGACATTGCCGAAGGTAGGCTTCAGCTTTTGAGGTTTGGAGTATTTGCCAGCTCCTGAGTTAGTGACGCTGTCGACCTTTTTGGTGCTCACCTTTTTGGGCAGAGCTTCTTCAGTAGGGACAGGTTCCCAAGCTTCATTCACTGGGGTAGTGGGGTCATCAGCCTTGAAGTGACCTTTAGAGGTCCTCGCCCGTCTGCGGGCCGGCCGGGGCTTCTTGTCCTGGGGCATTGATTTGCTGCATCATTTTCTCGCCGATGGGGCTCTTAGCCAGCTGGCCGGCCTGCCCCATGAGGGAGGCGGTCATCTGCTGCTGCTGAGCCTGTTGTGCCTCATTGGCCATGGTCTCGGGGGACTTGACCAGGTTGAGGGTGTCGATACCAGAAGCGGCGGCGAGACGCTTAAGGAACTCGGTTGGGTCGATGAACTGCTGCAGAGCCTCAGGCCCCATAGCTTGTCCAACGGTCTGCATGAACTCGATCAGTGCTGCGCGGTCTTCACCACGACCAACACCACCCAGACCAGCAACCACGGTAGGCATCACCAGACCCTTAGGCAGGGAGGGGAGTTGCTTCGAGCGCTGCATCAGGTGCAGCTTGCGGTTCAGGTAGGGGGTCAGGAGTTCAACAGTCAGGGAGCCGTAGATACCAGAGAGTTGGCGATCGAGCTCCATCTGAACCTCACGAACCTCAGTGGCGGTAGTGCGCTCAGACTGACGGACGTTGAGGATCAGGAAGGCGTCGGAGATACGCTGCGACAGGTCGCGGATCATCTCCTGGACGGTGCGGAAGTCTGCACCTTTGTTGGCCTGGACCACAGACACGTCCTCGGCACGGCCCTGGATGATTGCTCCAGTGCCAGCACGGGCGAGTGATTGTGGTTTAGTGGTAGCCGAAGGGCTAACCATGAACACAACCTTGGCGGCTGCAGCAGATCCTTCGATCAGGCTGCGGGTCAAGGCGTCGAGGCTGGAGAGATCACCGAAGAACTCTTCCACCCGGCCACGGCCGTAGCTCTCACCGTCAACCACGTTGAAGCGGAGGGGGAGCCAGGGGCTGTGCTTAAGGGGGCTGGAGGAGCGGGAGCCCTTGATCTCTTTGCCGTCACATTCTTGGTGCCAACGGTGCTGACCGTCGACCAACTTGCAGCAGGTGAACACCTCTGCGTCGTTGCGGCCACCTTTGCCTTGGGCCACACCAAACTTGGGACCGTCTTCACCGACGGCGTTGGAATCTTTGCCCTCGAGGAGGGATTGCTTTTGGAACTCAGCGGGCAGCAAGCTGCGGTCCACGAGTTCGCGGGTGATGATCTCGATGACGTTGCCGTCTCCGTCGCGTTCGATGACGTAACGGTCGAGGGGGTACACCTTCAGGGTTTTCTTCCCGGCAAATACGAGAACGTTGCCGGTGACGATCAGATGCTTCATCGCGGCCGTTAGCTGGACGCGGTCAGAACTTTCTGCGATCTGTTGCATGACCATCTTCTCCATCTTGGAGAGGTTCATGTCGATCTCAGAGCGAACTTCCGGCGTCAGCTCAGGGACGCTGGCGATCTCTGCATCATTGATCTGCAGCTTAAAGAAGCTTGTTTGGATGGGGAAGAGACTGAGCATCAGCTTGGAGCTCAGTGCGTTGACACCCTTGCTGCCCAGTGATTGGTAGGGCTGCTGGAGCCGGCCGCCGCTGGCGTGTCCGTCCTCGGTGAGGAGGTACGGCAACGTCAGGGCAGCACAGCGTCGGGCCATGTCAAGGAAGTCTTCCCGGTCTGCTCTCATTGCTGAGTAACGAGCCTGGGCGAGTCCTTTCATGTCACTTAGGGATATTCAGACCACCGCCTTTGCTTGCGCCTTTGGCGGAGCCGGTGTTCAGGGGGATACGAAGGGAAGCAGTACCAGAGGCAGCCTGTTGCTGCTGCTTGCGCTTGCTGCTCTTCTTCTTGAGCTTGGCGGCGTCTTCAGGGCCAGTGGTGGCCTGGGGAGCCTGAACGGGAGCCTGAGGCTCGATCATCGGGGGAGGCGTAGGAGCAGCGGGAAGCGGCTCGGGAGCGTCCGGCATTTTGGGAGCACTACACATTGTCTTGTTCCAGTTTGTTAATTAGGAATTCGACGACACTTCTCTGACCAGATCGATACATGATCTGAGAAAGTTCGTCACCGGGTGATGGTGAGACTTGCGGAAACACAGAATCGAGCTCCTCAATAAGCTTGGGGAGAAATTCACCTGTGCCGAAGATCTCCTCGCGGGAGAGATCAGCCATACTTGGGGAGGTTTACGTTGGAGGCCTCGAAGAAAGCAGGCATCCGAGCGCGTTGGGTCTCGACCAGCTCAGTGGCTTTGCCCTGGTGGTAGAGGTTGTCCGACGCACGGAGCCAGAAGTCTTTGTTGAGGTACTTGTTGTCGCTAACACCCAGCTGATCCATGGCCCAGTGGACAGTCGCCTTGCGAAGCTTGTCGAGGGCAGGGGTGGTCTTCTCGCCGAGGTCATGGGCGACCATGGCGTGGATCAGAGTGTGAGTTTGCTCGTCGCGGCTGATGTCGCTAGCAACCGTCCTGATACCCATGTCACCGTTGAACCGGAAGAACGGGAGCAGAACGAAGAAGACTGAGCGCTCAAGAATCGCCGTCTTGAGGATCGGATGTGACGGATTGCTGAGCCAAGCCTTGCGGATTCTTTCGGCCTCAGCTTCAGCTCGCTCATCCACCCCGTGAGCATCCACAATGTAATTGAGAGCAAGATCATGCTTGTCCTCATCGGCCTGGTTAGAACGAAGGGCGGGGATGATGCCCGGGTCGTCAGGAAGTTCTCTCTCCAGACCCTGCTGGAGCATTTCCTTTACGGGCAGTTCGAGGGTGCGAAGCGCGAGGCACCGCTTAAGGGTGTCCTCGGCTCCGTCAATTACTTGACCTTTATCAACAGCAACAGGAGTCCAGGTACGCTTCCTGGACATAATCTTCAAATAGTCGGACATTACTCGGCGCAGGATGAACAGAATTGGTCGTTGTCGTCTGCGTCCAGGTCACTGAAACCGAACAAGTCGGCATAGTCACTACCTTCGTCCAGAAGGCTCGTAACGTCGTCTTTGCGGAGCGTGTCCGGCATGACCTGAAGCGCGTAATACAGGCTGGTCTGAGGGCTGCTCAGCCAGTCCTGGATGAAGGCTTGGTCGTAGGACACGACGTCACTCCAAGAGTTGAACGAATAGCCATGGAATAGGCCTGTCAACTCGTAACAGCGGCAGATCTCGTCTGCCACTTTCTTGTAAGCGTGCCAGCCTACTTCGCTGGCGATTTCTACATCCCCATAGTCGAAGGATTGGACACCAAAAGTGCCGCTATCGCGATCGACCAGGCGAGAGATAGGAGGAGCAATCTCTGGGGTTGTAGTAAATCCTCGGAGATCTTTGTAGTTGTAGGAGCAGGATGCCGTAGGAGCGATCGTGAAAGCTCTTTCCATCCCATTGGCGCGGGCAATCTGTGCCGCACCGGCAACGGCTGCCACCCACTCTTGGGCCAGCACGATTGCAGGAGTTTGCTCGAAATCGAATCCGAGATTAACTGCCTCAAGAGCCTCGCCGAAAGCGGCGTAGGACACTCCATGATAGGCAAGGAAGTTAGCCAGTCCGAGCACGCCCAGACCAACCTGTCGGTCAACTTCGGGGGAGAGATATTCACCCGTATCACCCACTCCTGTCCGTCCATGGAGAGCGACCAATTCGGACATACCTTTGATAAAAGCAGGCCGAAGGTCTCCCACATTGCAGGCTCCCAGTTGGACATGCTGGAGCAGACAGGTGCCTCTGCTGGGGAGGTAGATCTCGAGGCACACGTTGCCATAAATACGGTTACCTTTGCGGTCGTATTTGACTTTGTTGAGCCAGATATCACCAGCCTGGATGGCTTTAAGGATCTTCTCCTGAACGGGTTCAGTAAGGTCATTCCACCACTCAGTAGTAATGTCAATGCACTTCTTGACCCAGGGAAGTTCTGCACGACTTGCGTCGACGAACTCTTCCAGGTCGGTATGATTTGCGTCGAGATGGATTACGCAGGCTCCGTTCTTGTACGTGCCACCGCGTCGTAAAGTCTCGTTAAGTACGCTATAGATTCGGGCGAATGATACAGGGCCGCTAGCCACAAGACCCTTTCCGTTTTCTTCGCCTCGGGGACGTAACTTAGAAAGGTGAACAGCGACTCCGGCCGCATTCCGAAGTGCGTGAGACACAAATCTCCAAGAGCGCTCAATTCCTTCGGGTCCTTCCATGCTGTCGTCGACGACAAACACGGTGCAGGACACTGGCAGTTTTGATTCAGGATTGTCGAGCCAGGATTGGACTCGGCCGGTTCTTGCAACATAGTTAGACATCAAACGAGATCGATAAGGTTTGCTGGTTTGTAGTTAGGTCCTTTCAAGACCTTTCCGTCTTCCCGTTTGATGGGCCGGAGGTCGTCGTCGAGTTTGGACAAGTTAGATTCATGCACTCGGGTAAGTGCTTCATCGAGATCCCACCCAGCAGCTGCGGCGTATTGCCAGCAGACATAGACGAGATCGGTAAGTTCTTTAAGTGCGTGCTCTCGGGCTCGCTTGTTAGTCAAGTGGGAGATGGCAACCTCGTGAGCATCTACCAGCTCGCGGAACTCTTCTTGGATAAGGGTGAGCTGTAGGGCAGCTGTTGATGGTGAGAAGTGGTCAACAGGCTGACCCATGAGGACCCGGAAGGTCCGGGCCTCTTTCTGGTGTTCAAAGGGCATCAGTTTCGATTGCTTTGCGGATGTAAGTTGCGGCTTTAATCAGATCGTCCTGGCGGCTTTCGCCGTCTTTCTTGCCAGCACGGACGACGTACTTAATGACGTTCCCCAGTAGGAAGTCGAGCTCCTTATCGATGATGAAGTCCCAGGTCTCGATGCGACCGGTGGTGTAGTGGTCAGGAGAGTACTTCGAGCTCATCTTCGATCTTCTGTAGGAGGGTGTTCATGTAGGGCTCCCAGATAGTTGCTGAGAGGGGCACATTGGTGTGCTCGTATGCCTTACGGCTGCGGAGATAGTTGCGGATTAAAACCATCTCCTTAACGGAGAGTTTCATTGCGGGGTAATAAGTATGGGTACTTGTTTTTCTGCGTCCCAATCTTCGGCTTGGAGAATTCGAGCCAGTCGGAGGTTGGTAAGTGCGTCCTCGTAGGTACATCCAGCAGCCTCGAAAGCGGTAACACAGGCTTCCCAGTAGCTACCCTCTCGATTATCCAAAATAAGATCAGCACGTTTAGGACCCACACCAGGGCAGCCGCGGTAGCCGTCAGTGCTATCGCCAGTAAGACATTGGACATAAAGCTTGCGCTCCGCGTCCTCAGGCGTCTGAGTAAATTCACGTTTCAGGTTGTACAAACGACATGGGATTTGCTCCATGTCCTTGTCAGGTGAAACGAGAACGAAATTGGAGATGTTTCCCTGGGTGGCGACAATGCCGAGTGCATCGTCAGCTTCCAGTCCAGGCTTCATCACGCTCTTCCATGTGGACATTGCCCACTTCTTGAGCTTTGCGTAGCCGGCCGGTTTGCGCTTGGTGCGGTTGCCCTTGTAGGTGGGCTCCACGTCTTTGCGGAAGTTCTTTTTATCTGTCCAGAACAGGACGAGATCTTCGGTCTCGAAGCGCTCTCTCAGTTCTTTCAGGTTTTGCTTGATGATCCTCTGGCCGGTCTTGAACGAGCCGACGATGACGGTGAGGTCAGGGTCGAACTCGAGCTCCTCCTCTGCAGCCTGTGCGGCTCGGTAACAGAAGAAGTCCATGTCCACCAGAAGGGTGGGAGGCTCAAAGGTCATTGTGCTTAGTGTAAGTGAATGGAACTGCGGATTTCGTCCAGAAGTCGGTGAGCTCTTCGGGGTGACGGCCCCGGATCCATTGGACCTTCCAGTCGCTGATGTCCCCGGTGGGGATCACCAGAACGGGGATCACAGGATCCTGAACCTTGTCGGTGTTGCCTCTCCAGCTGCCCCGGCTATTGGGGCGGGCGAGTTTGACGTCCAGCTGGTAGGCCTTTCCGTCAACGACCATGATCAGGTCAGAGGAGCCGGTGCAGTTGAGGTTTGGGTAGACCTCTGCACCTTTCCAGGCCGCCAGCAAGGCGACCCAGTGTTCGGCCATATCTCCCAGACGGGAGGGGCCAGGGGTGTTAGTGGCAATCCGCCCAGGAGTTACCTGTTTGAGCCTCTGAGTCAAGCTCGCAACGGAATTTAAGGTTGTGTTGGACATCCTTCATGGCAGCGGTGATTAGGAGGGTGGCCATCTCAGCTTGGCTAGGTGCAACTGAGATCTGAAGCTCGTCGTGGACGAACGCCAGGGGCCAGTAGTCGATATTTGCCTCGTCGAGTAGCTCGTAAGAGCGGAGGAGCCATTGCTTGCAGATCACTGCACCAGCGGACTGGAGCAAGTAATTCAGAGCAGCGTGGCTTTTACCTTGCAGCCGTATGGGTCGACCATCCAGACCTCGCAGAACCCCAGTTCGTGCTCGTCGGGAAACTGCATCAGAAAGTGCGGCAAAGCCATCAAGGTCACGCATGATGCGGCCACGAATCTCCTTGCCTTTCTTGGAAGCCTGTGCCTTGGAAGCACCAGCAGTACTACCGAGCTTGTGATCACCACCGCCGTAGATAAGGCAGTAAGTAACTCCCTTGCCACTCTTACGATCAGTGCCATATATGCTCGCAAGCTCGGTATGAATGTCTCCATTAACCACGGTCTCAGCAAAGGAACCGTTATCAAATGGAGCGAGGTAATGAGCAAGACAGCGGAGCTCGAGGCCTGATGCATCAGCACCAACCTGGACACGGCTGTCACCGGGGCCAAATAATGCACGGTATTCAGAAGCGGATGGGACTTGCGCGAGGTTTGGCCTCATGTGGGCCTGTCTCCCGGTGTTGGTGTTGAGCACGCAGGAGTGGTGAACGCGGCCTTTGCTCTCGAGCTTGAGCCATGCGTTCTTACCTTCAGCCAGTTGGCCTAGGTGTTTTTGAAGCTCCAGGATTCGGGCGAAGGCCTTGGCCTCATCTGTCCCGATCGCTGTCAGCGTTGGTTCGTCAATCTTGGGCTTACCTGAATCGGTAAACTCCTTCGGTTCCCAGTTGCGGAACTGTTGGAAGGCCCATGCGATGTGATGTCGGCTGGTCGGATTGAACTCCTTGAGTTTGCACATCGGCGCATCAGCGATGTAGCCCTGGGGCTTGTTGTTGCGTCGAGGGGTGAAGGTGCCACCGTCCACAAAAAGGAAGGTGGAGCGCATCTGGTCTGAGAGTGCGTCGAGTTCAGTCCGGAGCCTGGACTCCAGCTGCTGGGCAGCGGTTACATCGAAGGGGAAGCCCTCACGTTCTTGCCAGGCCATGATGGTGGCTAGGCGGTGCTCGGTATCAATACAGTCGGCGTATTGCTCGAGCTTGGGCTCAAACATCTGCGCGACTTGCACCGAGACAGTGACGTCCTGGGCGCAGTATTCGAGCATTTCTGGGGAGTAAGTGCTCCAGTCCCCGTCCAGCTGTTTGCCGAACTCAGACTTGTGAACACCTAGGCGGTGGCCCCAGGCTTCCAGGCTGTGGCGTCCGTAGAGGTTGCCGGGCATGTTCGCCGGCTTGCTGCGGAAGTCACGATCCAGAAGGTCAGTGAAGAACAGGCGGGAAAGGATCAGGGTGTCGTAGAGCTTTGCCTTAGTTGTCCACTTCGGGTAGAGCTCTTTGATTGCCTCGATGTCATATCCCACGATGTTGTGGCCCCACAGTTCGTCTGCTTCTTTCAGCAGCTGCAGGCCAGCTTTGGTTTGGTGCGGCTCGAAGCGGTGTTCCTCGTTGGTGTCGAGGTCACGGGCGACGATGCAGTGGATGACAGACAGCCCACGGAGTAGACCATCTGTCTCGATGTCGAAAACTAATCTCATTTAGGATTGAACAGTTTCGGTTTAATGCGGCCATATCCCTGGCGGATTTCCAGGACGGCGTAGCCTGCGTCGTGCAGGTGATCGAAGATGTCCGACATTTTGTAAGCGCGAATGGCGCTGATCTTCTGCTTCTTTTTCCAGCTGGGCTTTTTGTATCGCACCAGGTGGACATCAGAAGGCATCTCGGCGTCCATCTTCACGAGCTTGTCGTGAGTGGTGGACTCGATAAACATCAGGACGTCCTTCATGTGTTGCGGTTGTATCGGATGGTGTTGAGGATGTTGACCAGGTGTTCTCGGACGTTTTTGCCGCCGATGATTTTCTGGAGCTCGTGTCCGTACTCGTCAACCACCAGGAGGGTGGGGTAGAGGTTCAGGTCATAAGCTTCGACCAGCGCGGAGTGGTTCTCCTTCTGCATGATCGTTAGGTACTCGGTCAACTGCGGCCGGATGGCAAACACGAACTCTTTGGTGAGCTCGCAGGGGCCGCAGTTTTGCTTGCAGAACAGGACGGCCCGGTGGGCAACGTCAGAAGTCGTCATAGGAGGTGGGTGCGGGTGATGGTGAGTCGGTTGCGTCGAACAGGGCCTGGGTGAGGCGTCCTGTCTCGAGACCGTAGGAGAGCTTGCCGGCGGGGCCGGTCTGCCCGTTGAAGCGGTTCTTCAAGACCACCAGCTCGCTGCGGTTGTCCCCTGCGCTGATGTCGCGCTGTAGGGCCACCACAAGGTCACTGAGCTGGGCGATGGCGTGTGATCCACGCAGTTGGCCTAGGGACACGCTTGCGCCGTCCTCGTGGCCTTTGTCACCCTGCACACGGCGAAGGTGGGAGATCAGGATCATACCGATGCCAGTCTCCTCCACGAAGGAGCGAAGCTTGGTCATCGTGATGTCGATCATCTTCCGCTCGTCGTTCGACTCATTGCCGGACAACAGGATGGAGAGGTGATCGAGGACGATCCATTTAACCTCGTTGGTCTTGACTAGGTAGCGGACGTCGTTCAGGAGTTGATCAGGGTCAACAGAACCAAAACCGTCACGTAGATAAACGCGCCCACTACCGAGAGTCTGATCGAAGGCTCTTTTGAAGTCGGTTTCATTGATCTTGTTGTCGAGGTGAAGGGGTTTGTTAGCCTCGACGGTCATGAGCCTCAATCCAGTCCTTTTGACGGATTCTTCCAGGGCGATGTATCCAACGCTTTCGCCTTGAGAGATGAGGGATACTGCGATCTCTCCGCAAAGCGTGGATTTACCTGTACCGGAACCCGCCGTAATTGTGACGAGTTCGCCCAGGCGTAGTCCGCCAGTGACCTTATTAAGATCGCTGTAAGGATAATCAGCATCCCGACCATGGAGGGGAGTGCTAACCAGATCAAAGAGCTCTCTGCCATCGATGATTGATTTAGGTGAATATGTGCGCTTGTTCCAGACGGCCTGACGGATGGCGTCAGTGTCACCGGCCTGTAGGGCCTCACAAGCGTCTTTGTACTGACTCAGAGGTGCGAGGAACACCTTGTCAGCGGGGAAGAGTTGGACGCACTCTTCGGCTGCAGCGATACCGGCCTCGTCGTTGTCAAACATGAGGATGATCTCGTCAAACTTGAGGAGATAATCCAGCTGTAGAGACAGTGACTTCTTGGCACCCTGAGCACCGTTGGGAACGGAGCAGACGGGCCAGTTGGGTCGTGCTTGCCATACGGCTAGGGCATCGAACTCGCCTTCAGTGATGACGATCGATTTGCCTTTGCCGAACAGTTGCTGGCCGAACAGCTGCTTGTCCTCGTTCTTGCCAACCCAGTGGAACTCCTTCGCCTGTGGCCGCTCTTTGTAGGAGCAGACCCGGCCGGCGGAGCTGTAGTAGGGAAAGCGAATAACGGGACCTGCATCCACTCGAACGTTGAACTTCTTACAGGTGTCCTCGGTTATCTTCCGAGACCTGATTCCGGAGAAGTCGCCGGAGTATGTAATGGACACGCGGGGTGATGATGATGGTGGTGTGAGGGTCTCACCAGTACCTCGAGTGCTATGGCCGCAGCTAAAGCAATAACCACTACCGTCGGAGTAGATAGCGAAAGCGTCTGAGCTCGGACACTCGGGACAGTGTTCGTGTCTGATGAATTCGTTTTCATCACTCATCGAGTTCCTTGCAGATCTCGACGTACTCGATCAGCTCGCTAAGGATCTCCTGGAAGGGGGTTCCTTCTTCTTCAAGAGATACCACGAACTGGTCGATCTTGATGATGAGGTCGGAGGCTAGGGTTTGAGCCATGATTCGGGGATGTCGGGGTAGATACACCAGGGGAACCCGTGCTTGTCAGCCCAGGCCCCGTAGGTGGTTTTGGATTGCTTGGATAGGGTGTTGTTGCGCTGGAAGACGAATCGGATGTCCAGTTCTGGATGCTGTGCTTTGACTGCGAGCATCTTGCGTCGATCGCTGGGCTTGAAGAAGCCTTTGCATTCGATGATCACACCCGACTGTAGGAAGAAGTCGGGCGTGTATTTGCTCTCAGTCACGTAGGAGAACTTCTCAGCCTCGAAGAGGTAAGCGACTCCCTGCTTGTCCAGGAACTTGGAGAACCGATCTTCCAGACCAGATCGGAAGGCAGGCATCAGAAGTCGTAGCTGTCTCCGTCACCGACGGTGTCTTCAGCCTTGCGGACTGCAGGCTCGGAGGCCTTGTATCCGTCGGCTTTACCGAACAGTGCGGCGACGTCATCCACGCTCAGGTCACCGGAGTCGACAGCACCGTTGCCGGTGGCGAGCTCGATGATCTGAACACCCAGGACACGCAGGCTGGTGCCGACGTTGGGTCCCATGGAGTAGGGCTTTTGTTGGACGATCAGGCGGACCTTAGTGCCACGGCGGACGTCCTTGAGAACGTTGCGGTCAATGACCTCACCGTCGGAGTCGACAAAGATCGGCTCAGGCTTGCCCTTGCGGGAGCCGTCACCAGCGCCGTAGGTGTACTTGCAGAGGCCTTCATCATCCCAGGGGGTCATGGCCTCTTGGACGCGGCCGGTGGCCTTGGACTTGGCCCATTTCAGGAGCTCTTCACGGTCCTTCTCGGCCTGCTCGAGGGTGGCAGCGTCGAACTTGTAAGCAAAGGTGCGGTTGTTGAACTTGCCGGAGTCCTCGTAGACGTTGATGAAGCCTTCGAGGGTGGTGTTGAAGACGTAGCGGTTAGCCATTTTTGGATAGGTTGTTGAGGAAGTATGCGATGGAGGGCATCAGGAGCCCGGTGATGAAGACGGCAGCGATGATGGTGGGTGGCATCACTTGCCCTGGCCCCTGTATTTCTTGGAGCCTTTGAAGCTGCCGCGCTTGCGGCGGCCGTCACCGATTGACGTGCGCTTCTTGATCGGGGTCGGGGCGGCTGCCCCAGTGAGCGAACGCTTGGCCATAGGTGTCGGGGTAGGTTGTGGGTAGATTCAGCAGATCGTCGCGAATCTCAGCGATCCGCATCCGAATGTAGCGCTCAGTTGAGTTCAATGTCTTGGTCGAGTGAGCCGTGCGCCAGGAAGTAGGAGAACTCCTCCGCAGAGAGCTCGCAGAGGCCGTCAGAGAGGCCGCAGACGAGGTCCTGGAGGTATTCGTAGGCGTCAACGTTGAAGAAGGTGTCAGAGGCCATGGATTGCAGTGCGGTTGGTTTCGGGATTGGAGTGGATGTAGATCTGAGAGGTCACGATGGACTTGTGGCCCATCAGGTCCTTGATCACATTTGCGGGTTGTGTTTCGGCCAGGAAGGTGCCGAAGCTGTGGCGGAGTGAATGCCACACTTTCTTGTCAGACAGACCAGCTGCTGATCTCGCCTTTTTGAACGCTCCGTAGAGCTGATCCTTGTTGAGCCAGTCGTCACCGAAGAGGCGATCGTTGGTCAAACGGCGATTGATGATAGTGATGAGCTTGGGGTGCAGAGGCACGAAGCGGTCATCACCTTTGGAGTCAACGACGTGTAGGCCGTTGTCCTGTACATGCTCGGCCCGGAGGCTAAGCAGTTCGTCCTGCCTAAGGCCGGTGTAGGCGGCTGTGAGGACGGCTTCGGCCAGGTTGGGGGCGCAGTGCCCCAGGAGCTGCTCGACCTCTTCACGGGTGAAGTGGGGGCGTCTCTTGGCCTTGAGTTTCGGACGGCTGAACTCAGGGATGGTCACGTCATGCAGCCCAGCCTTCCGGGTGAAGTTCACTGCATGGGTGGCCACCGCCAGAACCTTGTGGATCGTGGAGGGGGCAAGTCCCTGGTCTTGTAGGTGTGACACCAGCTCAGTCCACCAAGCACCACGAGAGAGCTCGGCGATTGGCCGGCTGACACCCGTGATGTGCTTGTAGTTGATCTGGGTGGTGCCAGCCGATGCGAGCCGCTTCCAGTGGTGTTGGAAGGTGTAGCGGTAGCAGTCGGCGAAGGTGATCATCAGTCGTGGTTGTAAGGGGCGATGGTCATTTCCCACTGGAAGTTCTCCTCCAGCTGGTCACATAGTACAGCAAGAGCCTCGGCTTGCTCATAGAAGCCCTCTTGGACGTAGGTGGTGATCCGTTCGACCACCGTCTCGTTGGTGAATTCAGGCATCAGGAGAAGAAGTAAAGGGACTGGTTGACGCTGTCGATGTCGAGCGTGTTTTTGATCAGGTCGACAGGGAGCTCAACGCCCACCTGGTCGGCCCAGTCTTGCATCACGTCGGCCTTGTACATCTCGGCGAAATGAAGCCGGATGTCGGAGCCCATCTGATCCATGTCGCAGGAACGGCCCAGGACACAGTCATGGATGACCGTGAAGGGCTTGTCCCAGAAGGCGAAGGTCAGGTGGAGGAGAGACGCATCGTTGCTGTGCACCACGTTGGGAGCCAGTGCGCTTTTGTGGTGGTCACGGTCGGGCTCGTCGGTGAACCCGTCGCCCACTTGGAGCTTGATCCGTGCTCCGCCCATGATGCGGGTCTTGACCTCGTAGGTCTTGGACTTTTTGAGGTCTTGAACAACCTCGAAGCCTGAGGGCGTGGTCCACGTGATGGTGGAATCACCCCGGTCGATGATCTGACCAGCTGAACGCTTGAGCCAGGCCATGACCTGCACGGGGCCGGGGATGACCTCAGGGATGGCCTCATTAAAGATCGCCTTGACGATGCCGTTGAGCACGCCAGGAGATCGGAGGTCCTCCTTGTGGCCGTCCTTCACCAGCTGATCGCGGATGTAGCCGCGGGCCGATGACATGGTCACCCCGTAGGGTGTGCACATGACGGGCCTTTTGGTGACCTTGCGGGTGATCCACTCGTGCTGCTCCTTGGGGAGATGCTTGAGGGATGCTTGCGCCACGGTCTTGTAAGCATCGGCCGGCTTGTCGGTCGGTGTCACGTTGACCAGGGCGGCTGTGCGTCCGCAGCGGGTCATAGCAGCGAGGTGCTGCAGGCCTGAACAGGTGGCGTCGATCCCGATAGGGAGGCCGCTGGTCTGTTTGGTGCCATCGATCACGCAGGCCTTGTACTCGAGGCAGGCAGCCAGGAAGCACCAGGGCTCGTCAGCGTCGTGCCACTCGGTATGGCGGACGGGGTCAGAGGCGATGCGATCGATGAGCTCGTGGTTGTCCCGAGCCCATTGGACCCGGTTGACCATGGTCTCCTTGTCGAGGCCGTAGGTGGTCGCGACGTGGAAGGATAGCCACCATTCGTTGACCGGACCCTCCTCAGCGAAGTAAAGGAGCGCCTTGTCGAAGTCAGTCCCCTGCGGGTTGAGGGCAGTGTTCAGAAAGTAAACACGGCCGCGATAGTCGAAGCTGGCGGGCATCCAGAAGGAGGCCTCGTCGGCGTACTTGCGGGCCACATACATGACCTCGGTCGTGCGCCAGTTCTTCTGACTGATCTGTGCGTTGAAGTCCTCGGCCTCACGTCGTGCCCGTTTATAGGCTGTGAGCTGGTCCTCTGTACAGTCCTCACCGGGTGATGGTGGAACAGGTAGGGGAGCGTGGCGTATGAACTTGCCTACGGTCACGTTGGACTCGTAGCAGTGGTTCGCTATGTCGAGAACTTCAGGGTTGACCTTGTAGGCCTGACCCTGCAGGTTGTTGAGCATCGCAAGGGGTATGTCTCCTTGCTTACGGGTGCCCAATGGACCCGTTTTACGAATCAGCGGATTGACCCGCCGGATCTGTTCGCTCAGGTACCCACCGTTGTGGTCGTTGGACCACTCAATGGGAGGGCAAAGCATGGGCCACTGGCAGAAGGCCAACTGCTCAGCTGCTGCGAGGATTGTGTCCCGATGCTGCAAGAACTCGCGGGAGTAGCAGATGCGGGTCTTGGTTTTGCGTCCTCCACTGGTTCGGTCGGTTGCCCGTTCAATCCAGCCGGTGACGTCGGCCATAGCCAACATGAGCCATTGGCCAACCTTGTGACAGGTGACGCGGGACCATTGGTCCCACTCAATGCCCTCGCGGTTGAACTTGAGTTTGATCACCGTGGCTTTCTGGCGGGTGCCAGTGCCTGCGTGGAAGAAGCGGGAGGCCTGTTTGTAGAGCTCCGGGTTTTCCTCGGCGTAGTACGTGAGGCGGAGCTCCAGCTGGATGTTGCGGCCAATGGCTGTGGTCAGCTGTTGGATCTGTGGCTCGGGATCTTTGCCCAGGACGTCCAGGGCTGTCTTCATCGTGATGAGCGCCAGATGATGGTGATCGGCGTTCTTCAGATGCTTGTAGACCTCGGCGGCATCAACTGCACCAGTACCACGCCGTAGCGTGAACAGGCGTTCGCCGATGCGTTGGGCGATGGGATCCAGGAACGTCGCGATGGCCTTGCGGCTCTCGATGTTGCTTGAGGCATAGGAGCGTTCATTGGCCTCGCGTCGGGCGTCTTGTAGACGCTTGCGGGCCAGCTCCGCGGCCTCGGTCTCACGCTGAAGCTGGCGAGCGATGAGATCGAAGGACATGTATCAGTTGCAGTAGGTGTTCAGGAATCCAGCGATCTCGGTCTCGCTGTAGTTGAAGGCCGCGTTGCGGGCCTCGGCTTCTGTCTCCCACTGGTGGCGTGGGTAGCTGATCGGGAGCCAGCCCCTGCGGACTGCCTCGCCAACCTCAGCATCGAGGTCATACATGATCGGACCACGGTTGCAAGCCTGGACGGCGTGCCACACCTCGTGGCGGACGGTGTCGGCCAGCTCTGCATCATCGCCGAGGTGGTTGTCCTCGCAGATGTGAATGGTGCCGTTGACATACCAGCCGAAGGCCAGCTTGTTGTTGCACTGTTCAGAGTTGACGTAGACCCGACCACCCTTGGCCTCGAACTGTTGGAGCAGGGTGCGGGATGGGATTGGAAGGGCAGATACGGGAGCGGCTGCCGTGATGGTGATTGCTCCTAGTACTGCTACGAGTCGAGTGAACATGGTGGGTCGAACTGTTGTTGGTGGATGCCCTCGAGTTCGTCAAGGGTGAGGCCGCGGCGATTGGCTTCCCAAAAGATGTCGGAAAACCAGGCCGTGTTTCGACGCTCGATGTACTGGACGTAGAGATCAGCCAGGTCGGCATCGCTCAGGTCCTGTAGGTAGTAGGTGAAATCGGAAGAGTAGTTCATGACTCCTCTCCGAGCCAAAGGCCACGAGCGGTGAGCTCGGCCACGATCGTATCGAAGGCCAGCGACAGGGTGTCGAAGTAGAAGCAATCGGAGCCAGTGGCCAGGAGCTCCTCGCCCAGGCTGTCGACTGCAGTGATCAAGGCGCGGCTGGGGAGGGCGGCGCAGAGTTCGGTGCTGGTGAGCTGTGAAGCGGTCATGGGTGGATGAGGTTGTGGAGAGCGAGGTGGTAGGCGAAGGTCAGCCGGTGATCTCGTTGGCCTTCAGGAATTGAGCACGCAGGGCCTTGTACTTGGCCTGAGCCTTGAGGGCCTTGCGGCGGATGATTGTGAGGATGTTCATCAGTTGAGGGGGATAGAGATGGAAGCACCGGCGACGGGGCCGGCTTGGTCGACTTGGCCGTAGATCGTGAGAACTGCCACACTGTCTGGAGCAGCCGGACCAACGGGTTGAGGGATCGGAGCATGTTCGGTGGCCTCGTTGGTGATCTCGGAGTAGTCGAAGGTTTGCTGAACGTTGCGGGTGCGGTTGTTGCTGTTGGTGATGATGCGGCCGCTGTTGCTGCCGTCGACCAGGACGCCTGAGTTGTTCAGGTTGTCGCTGTCGTTGCCGGCGCGGATCTTGGTGGATGCGTCAGCAGGGTTGCCGAGACAGCAGACCGTGAAGGCCACTGCGGCAATGGTTGCTTTGATCATTGCGGTGCGAAATGATTGTGAATAGGCCCATAAGGGCCAGACCTGTGCCCGGCATTGCACCGGGCTGGTGGCTTAGGACCACTCAGGCGCGACCACTGCGCGGATGACGCGGAAGCAGTCGGTGTTGAGCTCGGCCACGTTGTCCACAGCAGAGCGGACGTCGCGGGCGTAGCAGTTGGTCATGATCTTGCGGTCGTCACTTGTGAGGTAGGTGACGTGGTAGTGCTTGATCACTTGGCTGTCCTCCAGTACTTGCGGTAGATGGACTCGGGCTTGGGCTCGGGTTTGTTGGTCATGGGGATGATCAGTTGGGCGAGTGCAAGAGGTGAGGTCATCAGTTGAAGGCGGTGAACATCTCGTGGAAGAGGTCCAGGTTGTCCTCGTCGAGGTCGTAGCTCAGGGTGCTGGGGTTCCAGGTCAGAGCGGAGACGCGGGGCTCAGGAAGCTTGGCGATCAGCTCGCGGTTGCGGGCGACGTGGGCTTCGAGGTTGATGGCGGGGACGGTTGAGTAACGCATGATCAGATGGAAGGGAAGGAGTGAGTGACCTTGGTGACATCGTAACCGAGCTGCTGCAGGGATGCAACTGCCTGGTGTGCAGAGGTGGCCATTACCGGCATCTCGTGAGTCGTGTAGTCACGGTCGCGATAGGTGATGCGGTAGGTGCGGATCTGGTTGAAGTCCATGGCGTGATGGTGATTAGAAGCCGAGGTGTGCGAGGCGTTGGGCAATGCGTTGCTCAGCGACCTGAGGGTCGATCACGCGGCGTTGCTTGGGGCGGCGCTTGCTGTTGAACAGGCTGCTGTATTGCTTGCCTGCTTTGCGTCCGTTGGCTTTGATCATCGGTAGAGGTGTGGATGGGTTTGGGGTGTCTTGATTTGGATGGCGGACAGTACCCGCTTCTCCCAAGACTTGCGGCGTCCGACCTTGGGCTTGGCTTTCTTGAAGCGGCCGACGGTCGGGGCGACGTTTCCAGTTCTCATGGTCCTGTGTGTGGTTGACCCCAGTATATAGGGTCAAGGCCTGAGGTTGGATTCGATCCACGATCCACTGTCTAGTGATCGACTCAGGCTCCCATCTTTTCCTTGATGGGGAAGGTCAGCTCTATCCGGCTTACGGTCTGCAGCTTCAGCAGTTTAGCTGGACTTGGTGGGTGGTCCTGCCCTCTTCAGTTGTTGGTTCGGAGTGCTGTGTTTGCCTCCGATGTACCTAAGGTATGCGGGATTGGTGGGTAGGTCAACCCTTTTGGACCAGTCTTCACATTGTCTTTACATTGGGACCTGTAGCAGGCCATCCACTCGGATCGGCCGGTCAGGTGTGAGCAGGGATCGTGTGACATTAAAAAAGCCCCGGCTAGGCCGAGGCGGTGATGGTGAATGGTGGATGGATCAGTAGCCCAGCCACTCGAGGATCAGCTCACCGTTCTCCCAGTTGCGAGGGTTGGCCTCTTGGTAGTTGGTGAGGTTTGATCCGTGCTCCTCGAAGATCTGCTTGATGGCCCAGGCAGGTGCCAGGCCTTCAGCGTCACAGGTGGAGAGGAAGGACTCTTCGTAGGTCATGGTTGGTGCGGTGATGATGGTGATCAGTTGAAGCTGAAGTAGATGTCGTCCAGCTGCTCGGGGTCGATGCCGTGGATGTTGATCAGCTTAGCAGCGTACTCGTCGGCGTCCTCTTGGAACATCTGGAGCTGGCTGGTGCTGTAGTCCTGGCATGCCTTGGTGAAGGCTTGAAGCAGGCGGTCGGTGGAAGTCATTGGTTGGATGTGTGACTTGTCCATATCATACAGACCTGGTGGTGAGTTGACCAGGCCTGTTACATCAATTAACAATCAGATCTCCTCGATCGTGAAGTTCTCAGGCTTCCAGGCGAACCGGGCGCAGGTCTTCTTGATCTCTTGTTGGGCGAGCTTGTAGCTGCCATGACGAGACCAGTGCTCGCCGTTGTGAAGAACTCGGTGGGTGTAAGAGCGTGCCATTGGGTGGTTGTGTCGCTTGTCCATATCATACACGCAATGGGCCACATGTGCGAGAGCTTCACAAACTATTTACATTTACCGGCGGCGGCGTGATGGTGATGAGTAGGCCTGACTCAGTGTGAACACTGCAGCCACGAAGCCCAGCACGAAGAATGGGCCAGGCATGAGCCCAGCTAAGCCAGCCAGGCATTGTGCTGTGTATCCGCAGCTGAATGCTGCTAGTAGGTAGGTGATGCCTTTCATGTGATGTGAGAGCGGATTGCGAATGAGTTTGGTGTTGTTGGGTGATCCCGTGCGTGCCCAGTGTGGTGTCACTTGTCCTCCCAGGAGATCAGTGTCACCTCGGCTCGAGCCTTGGGATCCAGGATCCATTCCTGTTCGATGGCCTCGACGCGCTCGATGATCTCGAACTGTTCGTCGGTCAGCTGGTCACCGTCGATCTCCTCGCCCTCGGGCAGGAAGTCGAGCATGGTCTCCATGTGTTGGTACATCTCGGCCAGTGATCGTGTGATGTTGGCCTGGTAGATGGCCTTCTTGTCGTCGTACATAGTGATGGTGAGTTGAACTCGAACAGATGGGGAGAGAAGTGGGAACGGAAGCAGCACGGATGCGTGTGCCTCGCGTGCGCGTGTGTGTGCCCGCGCGTTACATGTTTGCCCGCTCATTAGATCAGACATCTAGTGAGATCCCTTACGCTGCAGTGGGTTTGGCGCAGCAAGGGGTGGCCCGGCCGGCCCGATTCTCAATAGGGGGGGCCTGATTCTCAATAAGGAGGGGGGTAGCGGGGGGAAGGCTGCTGCGCGCGCTAGTAGC